ACCAAATGCACTCTCAAAAAAGTCAGCAATTTCTTGTATGACTGGCTCAGCAACCTCCCATAGTTTGTCAAAAATAGGCATGATATTTTCATCAAACCAATCTTTTATTCCTTGAAACTTCTCTTTGATGAATGATATGGCTGAACTGAAAGCACCTGTGACTGCTGATATTGCGCTACCAAAGATACCACCAAGAGCGCCAAAAATACCTGAGACTGCACCTGCTCCACTTGATAACCCACTAAGGGCTACGGTCAGGCCAGCCAGTGCTACCATCAGAAGTCCTCCGTCTCAAGGAAACTATAGTCAAGAGAAACAGTTTCTCGGCTACCACTCTTTGATGACTGATTTTTTCTCTTATACGCTTTTTCTTCTTCGTTACGACCCACAATCGCCCATGTATAAGATTGGTAAAATTGCTGTGGGGTCATCTCTTGCACCTCTTTTATTGATATTCCATAGTGTTTTGCTACAATGTATGCTTTCATTTCAAGAGATAGTTCCAAATCGGCGGGGGATTGGATTACTTTGCGACTGAGAAAACTCTCAATCACTTTTTCCCGCCTTTGGTAAACCCCCCTGACATCATTTCACCAAGTTCACTCGGGCTTGGTAATAATGCTGAGATTTGTTCACCAATGTAACCCTTTATGTTAAGTAGTTCGTCGCTGGATAAGTTAGGATTAGTTCGCACTACCCAGTTAGTAAATGCGTATTTGTAGTAACCTTCTAGGTTTAGAGACATTTGACCATCGCTTTTGATATCAAACATTGATTGTGCGGCAAGTTGAATGTCGAAGAAAGAAACTTCCCTAATCCAAACTTCCATTACAAGTTCGGGGTCGTCGGGGTCTACTCTCACTTCGTGTTTCTGTTCATCATTCCGTCTCATCAATAAATTCTTGTTCGCTATTACTTTCGTCATTTGTCTCACCATTGGTCACAGCCGCTTCTGCGGGGGTGTCCGACTCTACTTCAGCAGCCGCTTCTGCGGGGGCTTCCGTCTCAGTCGTGGACTCGGATATACCTTCATCGTCACGCTTCAAGCGTAGAGCGAGTTCGGCTTTTGTGCCGTAGACAGGTAGCCCACGGTCTTTGCATAATGCTTTCAGTTCTTTCACCGTCATAGCATCGTAAGTTAATTCTGCTGGGAAATCTTCAGTCTCGCCTATATCTTCAGGGGTCGCTAATTCTTCCTCTACCTCTACTAGAACTGGTAGTAAAGCCTCAACAGCCTCTTCGATAAGACCTCTTGAGCGCTTCTCACCAGCAGCAACGAGGTCGCCTGAAACCACTCCTATCTGTTGACCATACCAACTGGCATATTCAGCGTGAGATAGTTTTCCGTATTTGTGTGCTTTTTCTGATGGTGTTGGCATGATAGTCACCTCAACAGTGTAGTAGTGTATCAAATGATACGATTCGGATAGCCTTTGGTAGAATCTTCAATGGCGCTCTAATGACACCTTTATCTTCCGGTATAGGTAGTGGTGCTTCTGTAATATAGAAATCATCTATCAAAATATCTAGTTGTTCTCT